TAGCCTTCTCCATCTCTTCAGGGGTCAGGGGTCCGCCGTCCTGGCGGTTTTTCTTGGGGGTGGTCTGCGGGTTCTTCATAACCTTCACTCCTTTTTTGGCGTCGCGGCTGTCAATATTCAGCCGCGCTTGTTCTCCTGCCCTGGCACTCTGGACCAGAGCAAGGTGGTTGATGCGGATGTTCTTTTGGATCGCGTCGTATGGCTGGCCGTTCCACACACCTGGGGTCTCATCCAGGTCCAGGGAGTAGCCCAGGGAGAGCTCCTTCAGGCCGCTCCGCTTCATAGCGTCGGTGTTGTGGATGACAATTTTGGCCCGCACATCGTCGCCGTCCCGGATGCCGGGGGACAGGATGGTGCCGATGATCTCCCGCTGGACGTTGTTCTTGTCCACCTCCCCGGCGTCGTGGGTTATGATAACGGGTTTCCCCTCATAACTCGCCAGGCTGGCCGGATCGAACACGTTCTCAGGAAGGCGGAGCTCCCGGCGCTTGGAGCCGTCATCGTTCAGGTACTCGAAGATGCCCACCGAGGTGACGATGGGCTCATCCTTCAGGTATCCCTCGCGGGTCCAGTAGGTTGCGCTCAGGGGAACGCTGTCAAGGCGGTACACGGTTTTCAGCTTCGGGGTGTTCACTTATCACCGTCACCTCCGCCGTTTCCTTCCTCCTGCGGCATGGCAGCCGTCATGGTGGAAGTCAGCAGAATCACAAGCTGCTGAAGGTTTTCGAGGTGCTGAAGGCCGAGGTTCGCCAGGTGGTCAGCCACTTGGGACGCGGCGCCATCGCCACCCCCGGCGGCAAGGCTGGCACGAAGGCCGGCAACATCGTCGGACCCTTCAGCGATTGCTTTTGCCTCTCCGGCAATCTGGTTGCAGAGGGCTCTAATCTCCGAGCCGGGCATTTTGGTCTACCTCCTTTCGCGGGTTTGATTTGTGCCCATCCATCAGGACAAGAACTTCTTCACATCAATCACCTCACTTTTTCGGGTTCGCCTGGATGTTCAGGGTGGAAATATTAAAAACAGGGATAGCAACGCACCGGCATTGGTAATCCTGGCCCGGATGACATCTTCTCCCTGTTTTTGTATCAACAACCGGGGGATCATCCCACCGGAATGTTTTTCCGTTCAGATGCTTGTGCCGGGGGCGTACTCGGGCATCCCTGGAGTCAGACCATTTGTACTCTTCCACCCCGGCGTCCGTCTGCTGGCGTTTGGTCAGATCAGCGTTGAGCTTCGCCATCTGATCCCGGGCAATCAGCCGGGCGTGTTTCTTATTCGTGGAGTAGGTCCGCTGTATCTCCTTCAGGATTGCCGTGGTGGTCCTGCCGTTCCGGTATCCCTCATAGACGATTTCCCGCATACCGCTCAGGGTCTCTTGCGGGATCGTCTTTATCAGCGCCACATTCTGGCTCACCCAATAGTCGAGCATTTCCTGGTAGAACTGGCCGGAATAGTAGTCATCAAAGATGTCCAACCCCAGGGTTTGGCTGACTACCCGTTTCCATTGGCGGATACTCAGCTTTGTGGTCAGCTCTGACAGCTTCTTCAGTTTGCCGTAGAGGTCAAACTTGCCCAGCCGTTCCTCCAGATCATCCCGCATGATCCCGAAAACCGACTGAACCGTGGTCATCAAATCATCCACGCTGTCCGCCCGTGTCGCGGCCTTCCTCTCATTGGCCGCCGCCGCTTGGATTTTGGGGAGGTGTTCGGACACCACCTGGTTGACAATCCGCATATAGGCGTCTGTGATGCCTTTGTACTGCCTCTCCAGCGCGGAGGGGTAAATGGGGGCGACCTTAGCGTTGAGCGTCTGGTGGCCTTTGAACTTGCCTTTGACGGCTTTCTGGATGATCTCCTTTTGATCCACACCCATCACCTCCAATGAAAAGAGGGACCGCCGAAGCAGTCCCTCACCGTAGATATTCTGTTATGCCAGGGCCTTTTTGAGCAGCATGAGCTCCAGGATGATCTCATCAATCCTCTGTACCACGCTCCCCGTGGGAGGGGGAGGGGTGGCCGCCGGCTGCCTGGCCGCCTCCGGGTCCGGCCTGGTGGCGGGCTTCGCCGGGATTCCCTCCGCCCGGG